CCCCTCATCGCCGATAAGCTGAGCAATAAACTGATCTGCATTATATGGCATACCAAAATATTTACTATGATTATGTTCCTTTCCGTCATGTATATCGGAAATTATACTAGCCAAGATATGTTTACGTTCGTCGCCACTCGTAAGTGCAACAATACGTTGACGTATCTGTTCCATATTATATTTTTCAACAACGCCAGAATTATCAAAAGTATGGGAAACCCCCTTCATATTACCGGTGCCTTCCATTGTAGCCGCCAGGTTACTGATATTACTAACTGCAGAGTCCCCCATTTTACTAAAAAATAAAAACTGTGCCGCACGAATAATGTGTGCATTTATTCTGTTATGAAGATCGGCGAACCTGTTATCATTTAAAACCGCATCTAATAAAGCGTTTATATCACTGTTACTCATGGAAGAAGAAAGGTAATCATCGCCTAATACTTTTAAACTCTCTTTTTGCAAGGTAATGTATATAATGGTTTCGTGCTGTTTTATAATCTCGTCAAATGATTTTCCATATCCAATTTTTTGAGACACACCCTCGGCTACCTCAATACCTTTGAGTACCATATCATAAATAGTAGACGATCCGATAAGAGCATCTTGTTTAAGAACATCTGCCGTAATAAGAGCAGTATCTTTGAAAATATTTATATATTCACGTGCACCTTTGAGCATGACTAACCCCATTTTTTCAACAAGTTGAAATGTCTCGCTATGTACTGCAAGAGTCAGAGCTGCGGATGTAGAAGCGCGGCCAATAAAACTTTTAGCATGATTTTTAGTAGCACCAACAAGTTTGCTGATCTCTTCCTTGACTATATCTCCTGGGCTTAAGCTTTCAACATTAACCACATTGTTATTATCAAAAGCTTCAACTGTCTCATCTATTTGTATTGCCATTTCGGATAATATACCAGCTGCATCTATTTCAACCTGACTTCTTTCTGGTTCATTTGGATCTTCCATCTTAACTAATATAATATATAAATAGATTTTATTTATAAGAAGCATTTACTTGTAAATAAAATGATGATATCTAGTAAGATTTAATTATCTTCTTTACTAAATCCGTAGTTTAACTTAGGGAGTTGTTTAGATTGTTTCATTAATTTAGGGTGCGACATTGGTTCTGGCATCATGCTTGCATCACGTATATATTTGTTATGTGAAATAAGTGTAGAGTATGTTCGGGGAACAGCAAAGTCGAGTACTAGCTGGTTTAATTGAGAAATTTGTTGCGGTATGTTTGTTTCATTATTAATTGAGTTTTGCATGAAAATACTTCTCATAATAATATGAATTGTATCAACATTTTGGTCTGCTATTACATATTGACGGTTAGATTTATGATACACACCTGATTTGATACCATTTTGAATAATCTGAACATTTTCTCTTGAAAAGAAGGATCTAGACAAGTTCGTGTCATTCCATTCTCCTTTAGTTGCGTCCCTAAAGCTGATAGGTATATTTACAGGCATTTTATCATATAATGTAAATAATGCTTTAGTATCTAGCTCTGGTTCAAGAATATTTACACGACCATTTGCTGTTTGTGGTATAGGGTTGTTCATTATATACCTCTTTATTATTATATACTATATTATAATTCTATAAATTATTTTAGACGTTGCGTAAATATATGTTGTATATGTATATAAGAGCAAATCTTTCGATATGTTAGATAATTTAGGCCCCTTTCAAAAAAATGTTATAATTGTTTCATGTGTCCTACTTATACTAGCATTAGCAGTACTTGGATATGTTTTGTCAGAAGGTACCGTTGGAAATAACTGGCCGCCTAGCGTTTCAAACTGTCCCGATTATTGGGAAGATCAAAAAGGAGACGGAAGTAGCTGTTGGAATGTGAAACGCTTGGGTAAATGCGGTAATGGTCCGTATAATTATAATGGTTGGACAAAGTCGAAGAATGCATGTGGAGCAAAAAAGCTCATGGACCAATGTCACTTAACATGGGACGGGATTACAAGTATAGATCCTTGTTCAGATGCATACAAAAAGGCGTCTAAAGCAGCCGGAAACTGGTAATTATTTGTTTCAAACAACTATTTATGTTGTTATAAAACAGACATAAATATAACCAGTTTACAATATAGTATGAATATACCTGATATTAATACTATATTATCAAGAAACGATATATACAATCAAATCTGTGAGTTTCTTCGAGATTTTGAAAAAAATAAAAATGATCTTACTAGAAAAAGAGCAATCTACTTATACGGATCTCCTGGATGTGGGAAAACAACATTTGTAAAGAACCTACTGGAAGATATGGGGTACGACAGTCTTGTTTATGATGCAGGTGATATTAGAAATAAAAGTGTGATTGAAAACATAACAAAAAATAATATGACAGATATTAATATTATGAGTTCATTTTATGCTAAAAAACAGAACATAGCTATTATTATGGATGAGATTGATGGTATGAATAATGGTGACAAAGGCGGGTTGACAACATTAATCAAACTTATTCGTCCTAAGAAAACTAGAAAGCAGAAAAAAGAAGATATTGCAAAATCGCCTATTATATGCATAAGCAATTATCATTCAGACAAGAAGATCAAGGAACTAAAAAAGGTATGTGAAGTGTTTGAGCTTCCTGCATTAACCCCAGGGAACATTTTTCAAATCACAAACAAAGTATTACCCGATCTTCCCGCAAATTACAAAGAATATATTTCAAATCGATCACAGGGAGATCTTAGAAAGTTATCGCAAATATTCACAATATGTAGTCATAAACTGAACAATGATGAGCCTCTCCCAGAAATAGAGGTATTAGACATCATTCTTCATCCCAAAACATTTAATGAAGATACTAAACAAATTGTAAGTAATCTTTTCACTACGCCATACGTGTTAAATGATCATCTAAAAATTATGAATGAAACAGATCGAACAATCGTGGGTCTTTTATGGCATGAAAATATCATTGATATGTTAGATGAAAATAAAGCTTCCAATGAAAAGTTTGATATTTATATAAGATTTTTAGAAAACATCTGTTTCGCAGATTACATCGATCGTATTACATTTCAAAAACAAATCTGGCAGTTTAATGAGTTGAGTTCTTTAATCAAAACTTTTTACAATAGTAAATTATTACACGATTATTACAGAGAAACTCCGTCAACCAATCGATCCGAGCTGTCAGAGATCCGTTTTACAAAAGTATTAACAAAGTATTCAACCGAATATAATAATTCGGTTTTTATACAGAATCTTTGTCAAAAAATAGGTATGGACAAGAAAGATATGTTTGCTTTTTTTCGTTCTTTTATGAAGAAAGACGATGTTACAGAGTTGTCACTTCTTTTTGATACATATGAGATAAGCAAGTTAGATATTAACCGAATAACTAGGTATTTAGACAAACATTCGACAGAACAAACGAATACATCATGTGGAGATACTGATTTTGACTGTGCGGATATGGATATTGATATAAACGAATAGTTAGTTAGTTAATGTTTCGATAAATCAAAACTAAAATAATATTATATTATAGTAGTGAATATTATATTATAATGGCGAGGAAAACGTTAGATGATAAGAAAAAAAGTAAACCCAAGAAGAAGACTATATGGGACAAAATAAAGGATCTTTTACTGGCAACAATTAACCACCTCATAAATATTCTTATTGTGATATTTATTGGTGTATTTAGTATTACGCAGTTCAGATTAACCCAGACAAAGCTTTTTGCTGATTGTATAACAGCAGAACCATATACGGATGATCCTCTTGTCCCTGAAGAGGTGCATTTGGACTTTATTTCAAATAAATCGAACTCGGGTGATATGAGATCTATCAAAGCATATTACCCCGTTAAGCATAACCAAGATATTATAAATAAATCTTATCTATTTAAGGTGATAAGAATACTCACCAAAGATGCTAATTCGAATGCAATTGGTAATTATATGGGAACAATATTTGCTGGTATGGCACAAAATTATACATCAGTATACACATCAATAACAGGACTATTTAATTCCATATTACCAGAACTTGCAATATTTTTCATTGGTTCCATTGTAATATTAATTGCCCATATTATATCTATATTATATGCTACAATCAAAGGTCTCATTTCATTTTATACCAAGGTTAACATGTTCTTCTTCGAAAAAGAAATTATTGAAGTGAATGGTGAACAGCAAGCAGATTGGAAAAAAGGAGAATATGGTATGTGGGACGGTTGGTGGAACATATTGTACTCTTTACTAATCTACTTTATCTTGTTTCTTGGAATTACAATTATTGTTCCTACTTGCACAACCTTTTCATTGTTTATGTTGTTGTCCATCTCATTTACCCCATTCTTTTTATTGCGTTTTTACTCTTCGACAGAAGATATAGATGCAGTAATCGAAACAACTGCAAATAAGTTCAAACTTAGTGTTAATAATACAAGTAAACCAGGTAAAAATATGTCTGGAGGTGCAGATGATGATGAGGAAGACAAGGATGATGGAAACTCAAGTGATGAAGACAAGGATGATGGAAACTCAAGTGATGAAGACAAGGATGATGGAAATGCAAGTGATGACGAAGGAGGGGTCGTTAATGGACAACCTCTCGGTGCTATGCCGAAACGCTTCACATTATTATCTCACTTGAAGAAGTTTATTAAGGTGTATAGAAACTTTATTTTGATAATTGTATCGATATATCTTATTTTAGATATGAATACTTTCTTAGGACCATATGCAATGGGTGTTACAATATTTGCAATTATTGTTATGTGGTATTTTACTGAACTATATCAAGCATATAAGATCAAAGATAAAGATAAGTTTACAACATATTTGTTGGGATCGGGTGAGGCAAAAAAGGAGTGTAGACCTCCAAAAGTAAAAGTTGAGAAAAAGGAAGAACCAAATAAATGGTACTTTTTATGGTTAATGTAATAATTGCCACACTTATGTTATTTTTAAGTTAATTACTTAAAAATAACATAATATATATCTCTATAACGAATGGCGACCAAAAAAACTACAAAGAAAGGTAACTCTACATCAAATGATAACAAATTGCTACCTTTTGTAAGTATTTGCACACCTACCTATAATCGCCGACCATTCTTTCCTATGGCAATTGAGTGTTTTAATAACTACGATTACCCAAAAGACAGACTAGAATGGATTATTGTAGATGACGGAACAGACCCTATTGAAGACTTGGTGAAAGATATCCCTCGAGTAAAATACTTTAGAGAAGAACATCAAATGGTTCTAGGACGAAAGCGTAATTACATGCACGAAAAGTGTAAGGGAGATATTATTATATACCAAGATGACGATGATTACTACCCTCCTGACCGTGTTAGTCATGCCGTTGAAAAACTTATGTCAGATCCAAAAGTGATGGCAGCTGGATCAACCGTATTGTTCTTATACTTCAAACATATACAACAAATGTATAGATTTGGTCCTTACTCTCAGAACCATGCTACTGCAGGTACATTTGCATTTAAACGCGAACTTCTTAAAGAAACAAAATACGATGATTTCAAGGCATTGGCAGAAGAGAAAGATTTTTTAAAGGGGTATACCGTTCCTTTTATCCAGCTTGATCCATTGAAGTCTATTCTCGTGTTTTCACACAATCATAACACATTTGATAAGAAGAAGTTGTTAGAGTTTGCACCAAATCCTACATGTAACCCAGACATGAACATTACGGTTAATCATATTATGAAATCAGAAAGTGCCAAAAAGTTTTTCTTGGAAGATATTGATGAGTTACTTTCCGCATATGAACCCGGAGATATCAAGAACAAACCAGAAGTGTTAAATCAAACCAAACTTATTGAGGGAAGTAGACAAAAGCAAATGGAGGAATTACAAGAACTTCGACGTGAAACAATGGCTAGAGATGATATTAAACAATTTCAGGCAGAACTTCAACAACAAACTAACACTATGCGTAAGGATATGGCTCGTATATTTGAAGTCAATAAAAAACTTGTTGAAAAAATGAAAGCAATCAAACATCTTTTAACCGAAGAAGATAAAAAGTTGATGGATGAAACATCCAAAGCGCCTCCTATCTGCAACATTGGTATTTGCAATCCCGTTTTCCGTGTTGTACAATCCGAAAACATGTGCAATATTGAGTATCAAAGCATTCAAAACATATTTGGGTTTATTAAAAATCACGAGGTGTCTCTTGTTCTTGAGATAAATGATACAGAAAAGGTTCCAACTACTTTTAAGTGTGATTTAGAGTTTACTCCTCATCCTTCGGTGCAGCATTTGTATACTAACCAACATAACCAACAACCAACAAATCAGATTGATTTAAATAAAGCACTTGGGGGTCAACAGCATGCAAACGTTAGTGAAGAAGACGTTCAGACCATTATGGAGCAGACGGAATGCAATCGTGCGACTGCAACAAATGCATTAGGAAAAGAGGGAGGTGATGTGGTTTCGTGTATTATGAATATTGATAGTCACAAGTGTGATGATGTGCCAACTACTCCAAGTTCCAACTTATCTGAAGACGATATTACGACTATTATGGAGCAGACGGAGTGTAACAGAGCGACAGCAATGAATGCATTAGGAAAAGAGGGAGGTGATGTGGTTGCTTGTATTATGAATATTGATAGTCACAAGTGTGATGATCAACAACAGCCTACACCGCCTAGTCCTACAACTATAACACTTCAAGGACACGATATAGACGCCGTTAAGAATAAGACAGGGTGTAATGAACTTACAGCAGTTCAAGCACTAGCAAATGAGAAGAATGATGTTGAAAAAGCAATTCTTAACATAGAAAAATATTTTGCTGATGATGAGGATAATTCCAAATTTATGAATAACGTGGAGCCTAATATATCTAATTCAGATCCTGTTGCGCCACATGGTACACATAGTAATTCTGAGCCAACCGATGATGATATTCAGACAATAGTCGACCAAACTGGTTGTGATAAAGAAACTGCTGTAAATGCTCTTAAGGGAGAAAACAATGATGTTATTTCATGTATCATGAAGATTGACGAATATAAAGTTGATAGTAATAATCAAGAAACCGAAGAAGGAGTTACTTTAAGTGTATCAGAATAATTGTATAAATTAAATTATTGATATATATTATTAGGGACAATGATTACAGATCATTTATCATTAAAAACATTTTTAACAAGTCTATCTCTTGGACTTCTTCTTGTATATTTATGGGGTGCGGACATGCAAGAAGTATATGTTTATCCAACACCAGATAATATGATGAGAGTTCAATACAAAGATAATGCGGATAATTGTTATGTTTATGCAGGAAAAGAGACGACATGCCCTACCGATTCTTCAAAAATACAACCATATCCAATACAATGATAAAATATGTATGAATAATTATATGTTAATATATATATTCATATAACAATAACAGTTCGATTTAAAATGAATCTTGGAAAATTTTTTAAGACAGAATCTGGAAAACATATTATGTCTGCCATATTAGGATTTGGATTAGCTACTATGTTTAGAGTAGTATGTAAAGATCGCAACTGCCTCATTTTTAAAGCCCCTAATTTAGAAGATGTAGATGACAAAGTTTTTCAACAGGGAGACAAATGTTATACATTCAAAGTAAAAAATGTAAAATGTAAACAGGGAGTGCGTTCAGTTGAAGCATAGACACATTATTTATTATATTTTGTATTGAATAATTATAAATATAATAATCAATTATCACACAATACAATCTGTGTATAATATAATAATATAAAACTGTTAAATGGCCAATATAAAAAAATCAAAAACCAAAAACAACAAGAAAAATGCAAAAAAGAAACAGAAAACTAGAACAAAGAACAGTAAAAAAGGAGGTGTTGATGATATTTATACTCAACAACAAATGTTATTTTTAGGTGTTGAAGATGGAAATATTGAAGTAGTTCAAACGTTGATTAATGATAATTGGTTGAATGATAATATAGATGTAAACACAACTAGACCCGAAGATGATTACACGCCATTAATGGTTGCAGTTGAAAATAATAATGTAGACATGGCTGAGTTTTTATTATTAAATGGGGCAGATGTAGATGCGTCTGATGATCCACACGGAAACACGTCACTTATGTTAGCATGTTATAAAGCGAATCATATTATGACACACATGCTTTTAAATTTCCATGCAGATAAATCACTCAGAAACGTTAGACAACAAACAGCCCTATCTATTTTATTATCTTTTGACCCAATGGGTATTGTCGCAACCAATCAAGGAAACCGTTTGCTGATAATACATCAGCTTGCGGATAATTTAATAGGAACGGGTGCATTTGAAGTTGATTCGGCAGATAATGAAGAATATACGCCTCTTATGACTATATTCGGAACTCATCAAGGAAGTCCATATATAGGCGAAGTAGAACCCATAGTTGACGCACTTATCTCGTACGGAGCGGATATAACAATCAGAAATAATGACGGAACTACAGCTTATGATATAGCCGTCCGTTACGGTCATAGCGATATGATACTTAATAAAGTACGACCACCACAACAGTCAAATACCCCTATACCTATACCTATACCTATAATGTCACCCGAAACGTATGATACTTGCGAAAAAGAAGTGTACGATCCAGATACAGGCGAAACTCTTGATAGAGAAGATGCTGTAAAAGATCCTACCGGCACAAATTATTGTTATCATAGAGACACCGCAAAGCAAAAAGGGTTCAATACAGAAGCGGTTATGAAAGAGGAAGATTATAACAAATGCGAGAAACGTGTATATGATCCAATTTCATACCACCCCCTTTCGATAGAAAATGCTGTAAAAACTGAAGAGACAAATTATTGTTACGATAGAGAAAATCTTCGTAATTGGATATTGAGAGATCCAACAAACCCAATGACACGTGAGCCTATATCACAAAATTGGATACAGTCTAATTATCCAAGAGGAATACGGAACTCTCATAGTATAACAAATGGTGGAAAAAGGAAATCAATGAAATCAAGGAAATCAAGGAAATCAAGGAAAAAATCGAACAAGACAAAACAGAAATCGAGAAAGTGATAAAATAATATAATTAAGTAGTTATACTATTTTATTTAGTTGTCGTGCGTAAATATTTCATACAATCTATCTAATAAGATACTATGAGTTCTGCAACAAACATTTCTTCTTTACCAACGGATCCTGCAGGGGGTGGAAGTGTAGGAGGGAACATACAGATAACTGCTACAGAGCAAAACAACGTTATTCAAAATATGTCCCCACAGCAACAACAAGTGCCAACTGGAAATAAAAATAATGGTATTGAACTATCACAGTCGACGATTGCTGAACTTGTATCTGGTATACAAAAAATTGCTAAGACTAGGAGTTCCGAGTTACCATCACGTGACATTCCAAACAATGAAAGTAGAGTAGCTGCTGATGTAGAAGTGACTGCAAATTATATTCCAAAAAACGATAATGCTGATTACATTAACGATTACCAAAATGTTGAAAATATTATCAGAGAACAAGAGACAACAGTTGGAAAACAAATGGCATTAGAAGATATATATGAAGAGTTACAAAGTCCAATTATTGCTATGATTATATACTTTTTGTTTCAACTTCCATCATTTAAGAAATATGAACGTCGTCTAATTCCAGGATTGTTTGGGGAAGATTTCAATATAAATACGTATGGTATTCTGTTTAACAGCATTCTTATTGCACTAATCATATTTATTCTTCGTCGTGTTGTAAAAAATGCGTAAAACGACAATATATAACTATTGACTTGTTACTATAATATTATCTGTTTTTATACTAACAAGTATATTATGCCTACAAAACCTGTAAAGGCATCAAAAACAAAAAAAAATCCTGACTCTAGGCCTCGGCCTCTTCCCGGCATAATCACTGTACAAAACGTAAGTCATAAAGACAAGTTACACAACTTTATGTTGAACAACCCTAATATACGTGTTTCACCAGTTGTAGTACCTGATCAGAAATATGATATAGAATATGAAAATATAAGTAATAATATAAAACAAAATACATCTCAACCTGAACGGGTATTTAGCCCAGTTAATATACCAAGACAATCTAAACAACGATCGTTGTCTGACATGGAAAATGCGAGACGACATAGTTCCCCCATGACTATTGAAGACTATATGTCAACGATTAACGATGAAGATGACACTAACAATGACTGGGGACATCATAGTAAGAACTTTTTAGGAGGATCAAAAAATAGAAATAAAAATAAAAAGAAGCGAGATACAAAGAAAAAACTACGTAACAAAAAACGCCAAACTAGGCGTAAGAAACAACAATAATTTACAGATTTATAGTATAGATATTTTACATAATATAAATTACGAATGATAAAAAATTATATATTGAAACTGTTGGAAACTATGCCAAGAGATTTATTCCATAAAGACAAACCTCTTGATATGGATTTAATTATAGAAGGGGGGGCATTTAATGGATCATACGTTGCGGGCATACTCTATTTTTTGCAAGAAATGGAGACAAAAGGAATGATCAAAATACATAGAATTTCTGGGTGTAGTATTAGTACCATAGCAGGGCTTTTGTATATTATAGGACGCTTAGATTTGTGGGACGAACTGTACTCGTGTGGTTTATATACATTTAAACGCAGTGGACGGTTTGATGCAATGGGTGATATCCTTAAAATAATTTCAGATGTTACAGATGATGATTTATATAAATCTTTAAATAAACGCCTATTTATTACGTACTATGATGTAAAACACTGTAAACAGGTTGTTCGATGCACGTATAAATCAAATAGTGATGTATTTGAATGTATTTTAAGATCGACATATATTCCTTTTATTGTCGATAAAAATATTGCAAGACATGGAAGGTATATTGATGGACAACAGCCATATTTTTTTAAATATAAAAAAAATAGGAAGATGTTATGCGTTTCGTTAATTAATCTGATAAATATAGGAACAATTACATCAACTATTAACGTTAAAAACGAAACAAATAGCACACATCGTGTGTTAAGTGGAACACTTGACATTCATAACTTTTTCATGACTGGAACACCTACCAAAATGTGTTGTTTTAAAGATCAAATGCCTCTACTTGTATCGCTTCAGTATAAGTTCAAACAATTGTTAATGGTGGTATGTGGTTATGTTATGTATATTCTCTTATATATGACAAAACATATGGGTACTAATATTCTATCATCTTTTACCGTAAAAGCTCTTCGTGTCGTAATAGAAGATGTTTATCGATTATTTATTTTGCATTATTGTGTGTAAAATATACTATATAAGGTCTAGTATATTTTATTATTGTTTTACTTTGTCTTTTTTGTTTTATTCTTCTTATTCTTTTTTGAAGCCCTTGTCTTCTTTTTTACTGTTTTTTTCTTAGACGGCGTTTTCGTTATTTTCTGTTTTTTATCGGATGGCTCTTTTTTATCGGATGGTCTATATTTTAAAAACCATTCTTCAAAATCCTTTGAACTTTTGTTGACCTTTAATTCTTCATACATTTTCATTTTTTCAGCTCTCATGTCTTCTATTGTTTCTTGATAACCATAACAATCTATGCTGAACCTTTTCAGCACACCTTTTTGTTGTAATCGATTTCTTTCTTGAACTTTGTATAAGAAGTTTGACATACACAGTATACGATTAAGGTCATAATAATTTCTACCTGAATACAAAAATGCCAAGTACATGCTCAACATAGTATCAATGGTTGCTATTTTTACAGATAATTTATTAATTTTTACTTTGTTATAACTATGGCATGCCATTGGCTCGTAAATAAATGCAACGGTATCACTGTTTCCAACTATAACCTGGTAATGTGCTGAAATAACTTCACCTACGCACGCTTTCTTTACTACTTTCACTCCTTTCATACCCTTATCTTTTATTTGTTCGGCAACAATGTTTGCGGTTGTTTCAGCAGATTCAGAAAACACATCAAAATCTGGTAGCTTTTTAATTTTGCGTCTTGTAGTAAGAGGCATGTATTCTAGATAACTAGAAATTGCAAATCCTCCAAAAAATACAACATCTTCCTTTACTAGTGTTTTCCTGACAGTGTTATATATTTTGTTAACATCTTCCTCGGTATATTCAACCTCTTTTGAAAGTCCACGCTGAAAATCAACCTTCTTGCAATTGTCTACAGTTAATGGATGATATTTATTTAACAACGAAAGCCTTTTCATAACCTTTTCCCATCTACCAACATCTCCTTCTGGTCGAGAAAGTTCTAGGTACATAGACATACGTAAATAATTAGGTGGACAGTAGTATATACCATCTATCTTCTTTGCGTCTTTTTGCAACTCTTTATAAATATCTTTGTGTAGATAAGTGATATCAGCCATGCCTATAAAATTAACAAAAACCTTATATGTTCCATGATGTTGACCAGATTTTGCTTCTACTTCGTCAAACCCATTTTTACGGAATATATTGGCTAATTCCTTCGCATCTTCAACAGGGCTAGTACTGAAGAAATCGTAGTCGGCTAGATCCGTCTCTTTATTGTAAAACTGTGCTTGCTTGGGAAGAAGTGCGTTAATTGCAGTTCCACCATAACAAATTAGACGTTTTTTCTCTAAAAAACTCTCTACAATCTTAATCATACTCTGCACTTCATGTGAGTTTACTATTCGTTTTCCTTTCTGTTCATCGGCTTTATCTACCGCACTTCTTAATATTGTAAGTTCACATTCCGAATATGTCATCTTACTATCACATTTTGGATGTTTTAATGACATCGCTAATATTAATTATGTAGTATATACTATTAGATGAAAATAATATATATTACAAACATTTGGTTTAAACATCAAACTTCATTCCTTGAGCGTGGTTATTTCTTGTAGCAAAAGATAGCTTGGGGTCTTGTTTCTTTGGAGGATGAATATATCTCTGGACATATCTTAACTCTTCTGGTTTTAATACGAATGCGGTATTTGCACGATTGAAGAATTGTCGCATCTCTTGAAGTGATGTATCATTTTTTTGGTATTGTAGTGCTGACAGCTGAATACCCATTTTTCGAGATGCAACACTACCCGGGTTTGGTGCACCATCTTGTCTATCAGGAACAACAATTGTCATATTTTTCTTATTATATTTGATTAAGTCTGCAAGGCTGGAAACATTACGCATCTTGTCATTGGTTAGGTACCTCATAAACATTGCTCCACTTGCAACGTTTACGTATTTATAGAAAGGTTTTACATCTCGGTAAAACCTATTCTCATTGCATACAACAATAACAATCTTACCCTTTAATGTTAATAAAGGTGTTTCTCCAAAGTTTTTATAATTATTTTCAAAGCCGTATGTTGGCCCCAATAATTTATTTTTATACTCTTCTAATATTTCTGCCATATTTTCGTACATTTTACGATTTTTACTCATAAAACGAAGATGAATAATAATAGGATCCTCTGGGTTTGGACAACTTCCCCTAGAGAATGCATAGTTATTAATAACGCCCATAGCATCTTTAAACTCGACACGGTTATAGACTTCTTTTACTGTATATTTATCGACAGTCGATGTCCCAATTACAGGTTGGTTATCTACTGAATAAATCTCAAAATCAAGTCCACGAACACCGTCTTTTATAACATTTCTTAATGTGCATGTAGATACCATGCTGTTTTTAATATTTCCAGTACTGCAACAGTTCGCAGCAGTCTTAATATAGTAATCTCTAAACATGAACTTGAAATTTGAAGAATTGTTAATAGATCTTATGTGTGAGTTAATAGATGGATACATTTCATCATTTTCATCACATTTTCTCTCTTCTAATGTAAAAATACGGTAATAGAATACAGTCAACGATACAAGTATACCTACTATCATAATAGTAAGAACTATTACGATATACTTATCCTTTATATTTTTAATACCATCTATCATTCCTCCTACGATATCATTATTTTTCGAACTGTCCATATTACAGTACAACTAGATTTATTTTTGAGGGTATTTATGTATTTAATCAACATTATTTGTTGATAAAGAAAATATCTATTGAAAATCCTATTAAACATATCACAATAATATCTCTAGGTATAGTAAGTTATAGAATACGTTAGTTACACAACATGCCAGGTGGACTAATGCAATTAAAAGCCAAAGGAAAAGCTGGAAACATTTTAACGGGTAATCCGACAAAATCATTTTTTAAGTCAACGTACAGCAAACATACGGATTTTTCCATGCAAAAGTTCAGGGTTGACTTTGATGGTGCTAGAACTCTTCGATTAAACGAACAATCCAAAATGTCATTTAAAATACCCAGACATGCAGATCTTCTTATGGATGCTTATGTGTCTGTAAATATGCCAAGTATTTGGTCTCCGATTATGCCTCCGGTTACGGATAGCACAGATATAACCGAAAACACTGGAAGATGGGTTCCATATGAGTTTAAGTGGATTGATTACTTAGGAGCTATGATGATCGAACGTGTGAGTATTACTTGTGGTAATTATACATTACAAGAATATTCGGGGGAATATATTTTATCTGTTGTTCAACGTGACTTCCCAAAAGAGAAACAAGACTTGTTCTATAGAATGATTGGACATGTTCCAGAAATGAACAATCCTGCTAATACTGGTTCAAGAGTAAATACATATCCTAATGCATTTTATACAGATGGTGAAAATGGGTCGGAACCGTCTATTAGAGGAAGACAACTTGTTATTCCTCTTAATGCATGGTTTTCACTAAAAACCCAGAACGCAGTTCCTCTTGCAAGTCTTCAATATAATGAATTATTCGTTCATGTAACATTTCGACCAATACAGCAACTATTTAAAATTCGTGATGTAGTAGATAATTTAAATAACTATCCGTATGTTGCACCTAATTTTAATCAATCACACATGCAGTTCTACCGATTTTTACAAACTCCCCCAGATGTAGAAATAACCACCGATTCATATGATGATAAAAGAACACTGTGGAATGCTGATGTCCATTTAATGTGTACATATGGTTTCTTATCTGATGAAGAAAGAAGAGTGTTTTCTCAACGAGAACAAAAATATTTAATTAAGCAAGTAAAGGAGTATAACATAAAAGATGTTGCCGGTTCTGTAAAAATTACACTAGACACGTTAGGTTTAATACCAAACATTATGTTTTTCTTTAAACGTAGTGATGTTTTTATGCGAAACGAATGGTCAAATAAAACAAACTGGCCTTACAATTATATGCCATACGAAATATACAGAGCATCCAGTGAAACACAATACACGTCATCTAACACCACCCATCGTATTTATAGAAAACATGCCAATAGTGATGTAATGGAACAACTATACGTAGGTCCAGGAGTAAATGCAAATGGAAACATGACAGGGTGGCATATTACCGGCGATTACAGACCAGAAAACCAGAAGAAAATATTGGAGACAGCAGCAATATTATTTGACGGAAACTATCGTGAAAACTTGTTACCTGAATCTACATTTAACTATTTAGAAAAATATACTAAGACAGGATCGGGTGCAGAAGATGGATTATATTGTTACATGTTTTCATCGAACGACACTATATTTCAAACGCAACCATCAGGTGCAGCAAACTTAACAAATGTTTCAAAAATAGAACTAGAACTCAACGCTACTGTTCCACCACTTGATCCTTATGCTCAATCATTGGCTATTTGTGATCCAGATACTGGAGAGTTTGTTGGTATTAACAAGCCAACTTGGAGACTATATGACTATAACTATGATTTAACTATTTTCCAAGAAATGTATAATGTAATACATTTTGCTTCAGGAAATTGTGGACTAGCGTTTGCTAGCTAATTTGTATGTATAGTAAACTTTCCAATTATGTTTGTCTTCACAATTGGCGATACTGAAGAGAAATGATGTTTTACCTCGCACCTAACATTCATAATGACGAATATAGTCATATTTTATAATACATAAAACAACCACATGTTTTATGTATGTATATATTTTGTTAGTATATACTATATTATGTCATCAATCGTCGACTATAATAAAGATAGTAAGCTAAGATACAATCGGTTGTATAACACGAAAGCTACTATGTTAAATGATTTCACAAGAAATGCAATCTATAAAAGAACTGGGTGTTTAGACAAGTTTGGATATGCTTGCTATGGCAAGGTTGATGATTCTTGTCCTACGCCATATAAAAGCAATATTACTCCGGCTGACAATCGCTGCAATAACAAGGAAAACTCCTACTCTGACCAAAAAACCTCACCTCCTGTTTTTATGGACAAGTTTTATAATGTAATAGATCCTGTTGAAACTCGATATGACATTGATATTGATAATTTAGATATTAGAAATATGACAAAAACAGCTTATTATTATGCAATAACCACCGAACAATCTAGGACAACTACCGCGTCGTCATTAACAAATGGTTTAAAGGGTCCAATTGAGTTTATTTTAGGATCTAAATCAGATCCTGAACAAACAGTTCATTACTGGACAACGGATAATTGGATAACTACCAATGAGTTCATTGATAGGCGACAAGATGGACAACATGTATACGTTACATTACGTATTCATCAAGCAAACTATTCAGGTGGAGAAGTTGTGGTTCAAGCTTATTCGATAGAAAAGGGTAAATATCGCAGTGGTATTACAAAACATAGCTTTATAATCACAGGATATAACAGCATAACGGTAAAACCCGAGAATAATACACTAACCCCGTATTATATTGAATATCTATCAAACTGGTTTGATGTTGATCCGAATGATAACAATAAACTTTATGCTCCAATGTCAGGAGATGAGGTGGGAACTTCATGGAATAACATTTCACTTACAGAGACAGATAAAGAACTTCTTGCAAACTATATTGCATGGTTAAATGCATATTCATATAATGGTCCTACATCAGCAAATAGAGATAAAGTTGCCATTGGATTTAAGGAACCAGGTGTTCAGCTTAATAAGGCAAATACATATACATATGGAAAATCTCCACTAATCTCAACATTGAATGGTGCAACTCTTGATGATTTTATATCATCTGCATCAAAATCATGGCTTCAAGGAACCATGAAATGGAATAGTGATGCAAGTATTACGGGATCAGCCGAGTACCGTATTGCAACTATGTATACACCAGATAAAGTTGATTTTAGAATGAATGGTAATGATATTGAAATGAAAACCTTTGGTTCGTTTAAGTTTATTAAACTAATAGGTCTTACAAATATGACAACAGTTGAGGTGTTAGATGCACGGACTGAGTTGTTTGCATATCCCGGATTTACAATGACCTTTAATGAAGCAGGTGGAGCCTCTGCGAACGGTGGAATGGGATCTGTTGGTCTGACTTCAACTAA